CGAAAAGGCCAAGGAAGTAATACAGGAAGCAAAGCACCTTGGGACGATGGAGAACAAGGATGATGTCAACGGGGAAACTGTAAAGGTCAAGCGACCCAACAAGAACCCCAAGGAAGAGAAGGTCAAGAACCCAGTATCAACTGATGATGTTAATTCTGGATACGGCCTTGCTGGTGACGATTCGGAATGGAAGGCTACTCTTGCTAGAAATCCACAACAAATAGAAGAGTCAATGCCTGAATATAGGAAGGATGTAGATACACCAGCCCATGTAAGTAACAAGTGAGGGGGCATGTTGTTGAATGCCCATATCTGGACTTGAATTTGAGAAAGAGACTGAAGACCTAACAAAAGAGGTCTTGGATTTCTTTGAGAAAGTCCGATACTCATATCTTTCTGCTAGGAATAATCCATCGGAGTATACTGATGATTGGGCGGAGAGTGTTGAATACATCAAAAACAAGTATGACTCCATAAATGATTTCTCAGCAGAGTTGAAGGACTACGTTGATGAGAAGATAGTCTTCGATGATGCGGCTAAGAAGCCTCAGTCTGTTGAAGCGAAGAAACTGTTTGAGGCAGTAAAAGACATGAGGTTCCAATCTGAGAAGGTGACTGACCCATTCTCTAAGAAGTTCGGTGAGGATGATGTCATACCCACAATGTTAGAGAATGAATCTGTTCTTATCGCTTTCCTACACTATGCGTTGCGGTCACATTCCAAGGCAATGCCAGATAAGTTGTGGGATGCGAAGAACCTAGATGCCGATGATATAACAGGTGGCGTTATGGGATTGGATTTGGATGAGAAGGATTTGTCATTATACATCATTGAACACTATGGTAAGGAAGATGAAGATAATAGGAGAATAGAATCCAAGGTCAAGAACGGGGTTAAGACATTGAAGGACATGTTCATTGATGAGTATGCAGAACCCAAGTGGGATAATCTCCTAGAGGTCGATATTAGAAAGGAAGAGAAGAGTGATGAAGAAAAGGCTGAGATTGATTTCATAGTCCCAAACAAACCGATGTATAGGATATTTGAGATAGACGACATGAAATCCATCAAGGGACTTTCGGGAGATTACCTAGTCCAAGAAAAGTATGATGGGATGCGAATACAACTCCACAAGAAGGGAGATAACATCAAGGTCTATTCCTATAATGAGAAGGACATCACAAAGGATTGCAAAGAGCAGGTAAAGAAACTAGAAGAGAAGCAGTTTGGAGATTGCATCCTAGATGCTGAACTCGTCTTGTTCGATGGTGATGAACCCTTACATCGAGCAGATACCATAACACATGTATTCAAGAAGAAGAAGGATGGTCAACTAAGGGCGCATGTGTTTGACATAATGCACCATGAGGGAACAGACCTATACGGAGAACCACTTAGAGAGAGAATCAATACTCTCTTGTATCAATTCAGCCAACACTCTTCCGAGCAATTGGCCTTCCCATCTAAGAAAGATACCAGAATGGCAGATTCGATAAAGGAAGTTGGTGAGTATGCTAAGGACATAATGGAACTACCTGCTTCTGAAGGTGTCATCATCAAGGATTTGGAATCGACATATTACATAGGGAATAGGAAGAATCCCAAGTGGATTAAGTGGAAGAAGTTCGTTGACTTGGATGTTATAGTGCTAGATAAGAAATCGACAAAGAGTGGCATGAAGTCATATTCATTGGGCATTGGGCCAGTTAGTGCTGAAGTTGCGAGGACTTACAAGACGACTGAATATGACGACAAGAAGTATCTGCCAGTAGGTAAGGCATTGAACACGAAAGAGAACGTGGATGTCGGTAGCATTGTCAGAGTAAAGGTAGATGAGGTGAAGAAGAACAAGCAAGGATTCACATTGTATTCTGCTAAACTGATAGAGATACCAGAAGTAGACCAATCTGATAAGGTGGAGACACTAGAACAACTTGCGACTAAGACGAGGAAATCCCTGACTTCTGATGCATCTGAGGCAATAGGTAGTTTGAACCCATACAAGTTAGTTAGCGGAGTCACACAAAGCAAGAATGGTAAGAAGAAAGTCAAGAAGGGTTTCTTCATTACTGATGGAATACATGGTAATGCTGAAGTAATTGCGAAAAGTGAATTTGACGGCTTTACAATCTATGGGTTCAAGGGTGATTCTCTGATGGGGAAAAATGCACTTTACGACATAGATGTTTGGAAGGAAGAGATGGAGAGGCTTGTCAAATCTAGAAGGTCTGAACTTAGAATTGCAATTCGCAATGAAATCATGGAGACATATGATAACAAGAAAACCCCATTCGGTAAGATAGTAGATTTCGTCAAGAAGGAATACCCAGAGATATTTGACGACGTATTCAATTCCTCTGATGAAAACCTCATGGGATGGATGAAAGAACAGGAAAGCCTACGGTATCATCACCCTAACAAATTCACTGCTTTAGATGACGTTTTGGAAAAGGATGTAGAAGAGCCAGAGGTTTCCAAGGTGGATAATGGGGATTTCAGCATCATGTTGAGAGAAGATGGGAATTTAGATTTCATTCTGAATTTAGGTGAGTCTAGGAATTTCTGGATGATTGATATTACAGAATTAGATGATGTCTATGACTTATTTGGGAAGTCTGCTAAATATCCAGCAATAGTCGGTGAGGATTTAGGAGAACACAGAAAGGAGATAGATTCTGGTGAGGTTGAATTAGGAGTTCAACGTGATGGGTATCACGAATACAAAATCAAAGGGAAGAAGTTCGATACTAGATTCCATGTGCGAGTAGTCCCATTAGATGAGAAGAAAACTTGGGTTGTGTGGACAGGTAAGAAGCAAGATATGCTAGACTTAGATTCAGATGAGAATTTATGGGATATCACAGAAGACAAATACGCAAAATTGCAACTCCCAGAGTAATTTTGCATATTATGTTAAATAGTAAGAGTTGACACTTTTGCGAGTGTTAGTCTCAGGAGATATGCTACTAAAGGCAGAAAACAACAATGAGTTTACAATTCTCAAGGCAGATGAATTAGTTATAGGAGGTTATGCGTCAATAGAAATGGTCGATAAGCAAAACGACTTAATTACTCTTAGCGCATTAGATGAAGCCGTCAAACAATACATGGGAGAAAAGAAGTATAGGAACGTAATGTCAAATCATTCAAATGTTCAAGTCGGGGAGGTAATCGAGAAATATCGTGACAAAAACGGAAATCTACACAAGACCGCAGTAGATGACGTTGGGTTCTATGTTGTTATCAAAATGAGAGATGACATAGAAAAGGCAAAAGAAATTTCAAGAGGAATCCGAAAAGGAACACTTAGGTCATTTAGTATAGGAGGGCAAGCAATTTCTAAGAAGCAGAGACAATCTGACGAACATGGAGAATACAACGAAATAGATAAGTTGGAATTACATGAAGTTACTATCTGCGAAAAAGGAATTAACCCGGAAGCAAGATTCGACATTTTGAAACAAGATGTTGGAGGTGAAAACAAAATGAGTGAAAAACTGGAAAAAGCACTTGAGGAGTTGAACGATTTGATGAAACAAGTTGGACAAATTCACAAGGAAGAGGATGAAGAAAGCGATATGGAAGACATGTCATACAAGGGCGAAGATGAGTCCGAGGATGAGATGGAAGACATGGAGATGAAGGAGGATGACGAGGATATGGATGACGAGAAGAAGGGTCTTCCCGGCGGAGATGACGCACCTACCGAGGCTGAAGGAAACGAGGCTGGCGAGGAAGTAGTTACTAACGGAAACCCAACATCCACTCCAAAGGCTCTCTCTGTGAGCAAGGGACTAGAGGACAGTGATTTCACGACCCTCAACTTGTCGCCTGATAATGTCGAGAAGGCATATGAGGCATTCAAGGCCGAGCAACTAGAGAGAATGGCATACGACAACCTAAGCAAGACCTTTGCTGACAGGTTCCAAGAGGAACTAGCAGTAAAGAAGTCCACTGCTGAGAGAGCAGAGTATGATGCTAGGGATGATGTTGCCGGGCTAAAGGCTGAGTTCGCAGAACTACGCAAGTCTCTTACCGAGAAAGATGATGAAATTCGTAAGGCAGAGGAAGTCGCCTTTGGTATCCCTGAAGGTTACCCAACTACTGTTGAGGAAGCCGCAGAGATGTCATGGGATGACATTCACAACCTAACGAGGGGAAATTGAGGAGTTGATGAAAGATGACTGGATATATTAGAACAATGAAAGACCTAGAAGCGGCAACTTACGGACTTCGTGGAAGTCAGGGTTCCGCTCTAATGAAGAGCGCGGGTATTGTTGGAGGGTTCGGAACTCCCCACGATAGAACTGCGGCAGAAGGCAACCCCTTTACTGGGGCTACTGGACTAGGCGACCTATACAACGTCCTTTACGGACAGAAAGTTTGGTCGATGCTAAACCAAGAGGTAAACGCACTGTCCATGATTGCTAAGAGGCCATACACTTCAAGCGGTTGGAGAGTGCTAAAGAGCAGACCACAAGGTGGCTCTGGAAGCACCTTCACTACTGGTGATGGGGCCGCAGGTTCTGCTGACCCCAAGGCTGACCTAATTGGTGGTGTGCCTGAGAACGAGGACTTGGATAACATACCTGCTCTGTCTCCTGAGTATGCGAAACTCTACGTTAGCCCGAAGACTGTGGCTCACAAGTTTGAGTTCTCGGAACTCGGTATGGAACTAGCCGCTATTGATGACGGTGTTGGTGACATCAGGGCTATTGTCCGTGAGGACATGGGCAAGCACCACGCTGAGTCTCAGAACAAGATGCTTCTACTACCCCTTGAGGCATACGATGACAAGGATGGCGCAACCAACGTAGACCGAAACTACACTTCGCTACACAAGATTGTATCATCAGCCGCCGAGATTGCTGACATGTGGTCTAACGACCTAACCAACGTCAGCAAGGGTGATTCTGGTGACCCAACCGATGACGACTTGGATGACCTGACTCAGATTTACGGTTCCACTAGGACGATTACCATTACTGGTAGCGACGGGTCTGAGAGCATAGCCTCAACTGCATCTTTCCTAGACGCAGAGGTTGACTATGGAACAAGTTACGCCGCCGCTAACGCAAGAGTCCTAACTCTGTCGATACTAAACGACATGCTTAGGAAACTAAGGCAGAACGGTGGAAGTCCAAAGGTAATGCTAACTGGATACGATACCATTCAGCACATCTCTGACCTGCTACAGAGCCAAGAGAGGTTCATGGACAGGAAGGAAGTTGTCCCAACCCACAATGGAGTTAGGGGGCCAAAGGGTGCTGAAGTCGGTTTCCGAGTAGCAACCTACTACGACATACCCATCATCCCTGCAAAGGACATGCCAGCAACCAGCGCATCTACGGTTACTAACACCCTAAGCGACATACTGATTCTGGACACTGACCACCTGTGGCTATCAGTCATGAAGCCAACTCAATACTTTGAGGATGGTATTTCCAACGGCAACCCATTCGGTGTTGGCAAGTTGGGTAACCAAGGGCTATACCGCACAATGGGCGAGACTGCCTGTTCCTTCTTCAAGGGACAAGGTAAGATAACGAACCTGAAGAGCGCGTGAGGTGGTTGAGTGGCAACCGCAGTAACGATACTTGAAGACCACAAGGGTATGACATCACCAAGAGTTTCTGGTGACGAATACTTCGTGGACATCAAAGTAGACTTGGGTGCATACCCCGGAACGGACGCTGTAGGACTACTGGTAACTGCCGCGCAATGTGGACTAAGCACAATCCATCAAGTGATGGTGACTGGTCAGGACACATTCACTGGGCTAGTTGTCCCAGAGATATTGGCGAGTGGAAAATACACTACGAACACTGGAAGCGGCGCAACTGCTTCTACGACTTCGTTCTGTCTAAACGTCCTACACGAAGTAAGTAACCAGATAGCAGAGCATACCGGAACTACAGATTACGGTAATGTGCGCTGTCGAGTTTACGGCCTTCTTTGAGTAAAACATAAAGTAGTGACCCTCTTCCTAGAGTAACAGGAAGGGGGTTACTACCCCACAAACATTGGGTGATATTATGGCTATTGTAACGCTAAAAGAAGAAAGAGTGCAACCCCTAGTATGCAAATACGGGGGCGTAAAATATACGATTGGATATGGCAATGGGACGGAGATACCACTAATATACGCAATCAATATGCTAGGTGAGAATAGTGCAGTATCTGTCAAATTCACAGAATCTGATGAGAAGATGCTTCCAAGGTTAGCACTATACAAGTTAGACGCGCTGAAGAGCAATCATCCAGACCTAGAAGAAGAAGATAGCCTCAGTGCTATCAGAGAAAAGGTCATGCCAAGAAAGAGCGGATTCGTGAAGAAGACCTTCGCAAAGAAACCCGAAGTCGTAGAGGAACCCAAAGAGGAGGCAGTAGAAGAGGAAACGTTAGCACCACTACCACCAAAATTGGATAAATTGACAGTTCCTAAATTGAAGGTGCTATTGGAAGAAAGGGACTTATCAACAGAAGGTAAAAAGGCCGACCTCATCGAGAGGTTATTGGAGGCGGCGTGATGTTGGGATGTTCAAGTAGTGGAGTAATAACTTCAAGCAAAGTAGTTTCTGCCGCTAGATGTAAACTGGTAAGCATACACGTTACTTCCGTAAATGCAGATGCAAATGTCGTCAAGGTGTGGGATAGTCACGATACTACCACTACAGGCGATTTAGAGATAGTTAGAATCAACGTTCCTTCTGGGAACAATACTGCCAATAACGCATTCAATATGGAGTATGACATGCATGGGGTGATTGCGGCAGAAGGGCTTTACGTTCAGATAACTGGAAGTGGAACCTGTGCAGTAACGGTGACCTTTGCGTGATATTATGCCAAGTTTAGAAAATGATACAAGAATGATAATGGCGATACTGTTCGTTGGAGCAGTAAGTGGAGTGAATGTGTTAGCATATGCTGAATATGGGATATCCTTCCCATATGGTGCAGAGGCACATGCAGTCCTATTTGGAGTAAGCACGATTGGTGCTATATTGATGGTGAAGGTATTATTCGATGTCTTCATTAGCGACTACATCGAAGACTTCCTACTAAGAAGAGCAATTGATGGGTATTGGGGTAGAAAGGAAAGAGAGGAACAGAATAAGAGAAGGGTCAAGGAGTCTATGAAGCAGTTCCAAACTAACTTTCAGATGGCCCCAATATATGGTGACCCAAATCTACCAACCATAAAGGCAGAAGAACAAGGAGTGAGTCCTTCCTTCCTAACCATAGAAAACTAGTGAGGGAGTGGTGTGAGTGGTCAGCGAAATCCTATTCGGAATGGATGAATCCACTCTCGCATATGATTTACAAAGAGCGCACTCTGCTGATATCTGGTTCTTACGCGCTAGGTTCTGGTTTTGGGGAATCGTAGGTGGTCTGTGTAGTTTTATTCTAGGACAAGCATTTGCCATTGCAGGTATCAATACTCTCTCTATTGCTTGGAATGGATTAGTGGATTTCTGGAATCACCTGTGGTGATACCTTGTCAGTGATGGCGGGGTTCGCCATACTAATTGTCGAAGGACTGAATAAAATCTACCAGAGAGTTCATGCAATTAACTTCGGTATTTATGGTGCTACAAGAGCAGGTAAGACGACACTCAATCACCAGTTACGAACTAGGGGAGAAGTCCCAGATATCAAAACCAGAACGGTTGGAAGAGGAAAGGCCACTAGGAAATATGTCAAATTAGATGGTGACGCGCATACGGTAAAGACTGCTGACATCGGTGGGCAGACAACATATTGGAATGATTGGATTCACGATATGAAAAGTCGTAGAGTGAAATACATCATATTCATGTTGGATGATAGGCACATGAACAAACACTATGATATTGAACAACAACTCTGTTGGACTTTCCTAGTTGATACGATTTGCAATTCAGAATGGAGTCTGCCAAATGGTAAGAGAAAGAAAAAGAAAGAACACGATTATCCCATCGCAGTTGGTTTATGGGCTAACAAGTATGATTTATGGAAAGACAGATATGACTATGATGGGCCATTAGAACATCATCCTATCTTTGAGGCATTTAGAGATGGTATGCAGAGGTTGAATGATAAGGGAATTCCCTGCTACAAATACATAGTTAGTGCTAAAACGGATTCTGAGATGGTATACAGGGGAGTCCTAACAATGATAAAGGACTACTAGAGGTGAGCCTTCATGAGTATGTCCTTCCAACCGCCAAGCCTCATAGGAGCAACAACACCTAGCGTGAAGAGCAACGCCTTCATGGACAGGTTTGAAGCCGCTAGAGCCGCAGGTGCATTGATGACCTATGAGTATAAGAACATAAAGCCGAAGAAGCAACTGAAAGAAATAATCAAGGTTCTAATGCCTGAGAAGAAAACGTTTCTAAAGATACCATACAGGTTCAAGTATAATATCAAAGACAGGTGCGTTATTTGTGGAACGCATAAAGTGTGGGAAGCAAGTGATAATCTAAGGCCACCCCTACCACTACACAAGGTTCGCAAGGGCTATCCAATGAGAGGGACATACTGTGAGAAACACGCTGGCATACACAGACAATATGAAATGCTAGAGCAACAGATACTAGCAGAGGAACATGGACTTTCATTTAGCGCATACGTTCCTAAAGCCCCATCTGTTTCTTCACTCAATCCTCTGAATATGGTAACAGGGCCATTGACTACACTAAAGGAGACTGACATCACATCTCTGTCAGGTGTTGGTTGGGTGATTAAACCACCAACGGCAGAAGTAGAAACTCCTGAAGAAGAGTTATTCAGACTCCTTGTTGAAAGTGATGCAATTAATAAGAGAGTGAAAGTATTATTGACTGAAGGGGCTAAGGTCGCCACTAAGGAGAGTGATGCGTGATGGGACTTTTCGGAACTAGTAACACATCTCTGTATAACCAGATGCAGAATAATCAACAGGCTCAGTTCAAAACAATGAACAATCTGTTGACTCTACAAGAGAATCATGTTGAGGATTTCTTCCAATATCACGGTGAAGCATTCTTAGCGGCACTTGCTCAATTAATGACAGATGTGACAGAACGAGTTATTAGCCAAGTGTTGACGAACTTGGAGTTCGTTTCAAATTCAAATGGTAACCTAACTCTAAGTCCTGATTCTGCCTCTGCTCTAAATGGAATTACACAAGCAAACATAGAGTTAGACCTACAAACACTATTGGCTTCTGCAATCAACTCTGAGGTTATCATGCAGAGGAGAATGGCAAAGACCCAATATCTAGAATCTCAAGGTTTCCAGATGCCTCAAGAGCAACAAACGCAGGGACAAATGCCGCAGATGGGTAATCCGGGTGGAGTAGACCCGTCTATGATACAGGGGGGCAATGCATCAGTTCAAGCCAATAACATGATGATGCAACAACAGATGGCTTTCAATAACCAATCTGGCTATCCTATTCCTCCGGCGGGATATGACAATATGAATAACCCATATTGGATAGACCCGAATACAGGGCAGATGTCCTATACACCACCTGCAAGTGGTCTTGGTCTTGCTAGTGCCATGAGTAAGGGCATTGCTTGGGCTAAGTGGCTTGCATAGGTGGAGTAAATGGTTTTGATTAAGAGAGATATTTCTGTCAACCTGAACCTGAAAAGGGGTGGGGACTTAGGAGAGTTCTCTTACGAAGATAGTGCCATAGAGAATCTAAATCAGTCTGAGGGCTTGAGGAATCTGGTTTTTCAGATATTCAGGAAGGTGGGTAGATTAAGAACTCCCCAGATGAAAAAGGCAATTGAGAATTATAGTTCAATACTACACCTAACTAAAAACAAATTAATCCCTGAAGAAAGTAAGGACTTTCTCGCTAAGGACTACACTCAGGCATTGAAGCGTTTCTTGGATAATGTGGAAGAGACTAAACTCAAGGAACTTCTACAGATTGCTGAGTCTAGAGGGTATCTGAGTGAGGAAGATGATACCTTTGAGGCTCTAGAGAAGTTGGAATTCACGATAGGTGACTTGGATAATGAGGGACTACTTC